ATACAAGTAAAAGATACCATCGCAGAAGCAGTAGCAGGTCAAGACATTGTGTTTGTTGCTGTTCCAACACCACACGACCCAGCCTATGATGGCAGAGCTCCTACGGCCCATTTAGAACCTAAAGATTTTTCCTACGAAATCGTAAAAGAATGTTTGACAGAAGCAAACAAGTTTATGACAAAAGATCAATTACTTGTTCTTATTAGTACTGTATTACCTGGAACAACACGTAGAGAATTTGTACCATTAGTAACCAACACACGTTTTGTTTACAATCCATATCTTATTGCTATGGGTACGGTTGCTTGGGATATGATTAATCCTGAGATGGTTATGATAGGAACTGAAGATGGTGATGCAACAGCAGATGCTAGAGAGCTAGTTAAGTTTTATCAAAGTGTAATGGAAAACAATCCACGTTACGAAATAGGTACTTGGGACGAGTGCGAATGTATTAAAGTTTTCTATAACACATTTATTAGTACAAAGATTGGACTGGTCAATATGATGCAGGACGTAGCACAAAAACAAGGAAACATAAATGTTGATGTAGTTACTAGAGCTCTTTCAAAGTCAACTATGCGTATCATTAGTAAAGCATATATGAAAGCAGGTATGGGCGATGGTGGTGCTTGTCACCCACGTGATAATATTGCATTACGTTACATGGCAAAGGAACTTGGATTAGGTTATGATATATTTGATAGTGTAATGAACGCAAGAGAGAAACAAGCAGAAAATATGGCTATTGAAATATTAAAATACGGAAACAAAATTCAGTTCAGTAGTGATAGTTACAAGCCAGGTGTAGAATATGTTGATGGTAGTTATAGTTTGCTAGTTCAACATTATATAAAAGAACATGGCGGATACATTGTAAAAGAAAATGCACATATATACGTATTAGTACATGAAGGAGATGAAGTTCCTAATGGTGTTCCTGTGTTTGATCCATGGAGAAGTTATAAAGGCCCTAACGTAGTTTATTATGGAAACACAAGAAAGAATAAGGGTATAATTTGTGAGTAAAATACTTATAGCAGGTGACAGTAACGCACTAGGCGAATGGGGAACTATTGTTCCAGGACCTGCCTGTGCCAATCCTGATCACCCAGAAGTATTCCGTCCTTGGAACAAAGACAAATATTTAGAAGGAGAACATCCTAAACCCTTTCAAGTTGTTTGGCCAGGCTTTGGTTATTACTTGGATCAAAAAGGACACGCAACAGTAAATTATGCGTTTGGAGGTTGTGGTAACTTTCAAGCATTATATAAAATAGAAGAAGCACTAGGACTAGCACCTTGCTTTACAAGTCCTACATTTTACAATCCTGATTGTATTGTATGGATGATAACAGAACCTTGCAGAGATTTAAAACAATTATCAGACGAAGCAGGACTATATGATTTAGACAAGTACTATAATGCAACAAATGATCTTGTAAAAAATGCAAAAACAATTAAGGAAATAAATGACGGATTATTACAACACGCACTAGACGGTGCTCAAAGAATATACGAAGAAACTAACATACCTTGGGTAATAGTAGAAGGCTGGACAAAAGTAGAATTGAAAGAACACCACACATTTGTAAAACATATTCACAAAGACTGGATGGCTAGTATTATTAAAAGACCTGTACCAATGTTTAGTAGTTGGCAGACCGTAGATAATATTAGAAGAAGTAGACCCGATCTTACTGAAAGTGCATCGGAAAGTTTACGTTTATTCCAAAGACAAAAACCAGAGCTAGGTATTCCAGATATACCAGAAGGCCCTGACAATGAATTTAAAAGAATAGTTGATGATTACGAAGCAGTAATTAAAATTATGAATGAAAGCCCGTTGTTTCCTGATAACTGTCACCCGGATAGAACTTTACAGGAGCAACTAGCACACGAGCTAGACCCTTATGTATGATGCAGTTTTTATAAGTTATAATGAACCAGACGCAGATGAAAGATACAAACGTTTACTAGAACGTTATCCTAATACAAAGAGGGTTCATGGTGTAAAAGGAATACACCAAGCACACATCAAAGCCGCGAAGAAATGTTATACAAAAATGTTTTGGGTTATTGATGGTGATGCTGACTTATTACCAGAATTCAATTTAGATCATAAAGTAAGTGAATATGATTTAGATTGTGTCCATGTTTGGCGTAGCCGAAATCCTATCAACAATTTAGTCTATGGTTATGGTGGTGTTAAACTCCTACCACGACGACTCACTATGAACGTAGACGTTAGCAGTACTGATATGACTACCAGTATAAGTGATAGGTTTAAGGCTATGCCATTCGTGAGTAACGTTACTAGATTTAACACAGATGAATTTAGCACTTGGAAAAGTGCTTTTAGAGAATGTGCAAAATTAAGTAGCAAAGTAATTGATAGACAAGAAGAAGGAGAAACAAATGAAAGACTTAAAATATGGACTACTGAAGCACATGGAGACTTTTGTGACTTTGCGATTCGAGGTGCTAATGCTGGTATGCAGTTTGGCCTTTCTAGCGGGGCTGACCTTCGGCTAATAAACGATTTTGATTGGCTACAAGAACGTTTCCATATGGATGAAATGAATGATACCATTTAAGGATATTACAAAACTAGGACATAAGAATATGTTAGACAAAGGTGTGTTTAACGTAAGCTGGATCCTTGGACGTTTTTGTAATTATGATTGTAGCTACTGTTGGCCATATGCAAGAAGTAAAATACTTGACCATAGACCATTTGAAGTTTATACTAGAACTGTAGATGAAATAAAACGCCAAGCAAAAGCAAATGGCTTCAATAAGTTTCATTTTAGTTTTAGTGGCGGCGAACCAACTGCATATAAAAAACTTATAGATTTAGTTAGGCACTATGCACATGAGCAAAGCGAATATCTAAGCATACACATGACTAGTAATTGTAGTCCTGCAGAGCGTTGGTGGCAACGCTGGCTTGATGCAACGCAATCATTGGATAGAAGAACTATTACTGCAAGTTACCATGCAGAATTTGCCAAAGAAGAAGAGTTCGGTGACAAGTTATTATTTTTACAAGATAATGGCGTTGGTGTCACTATTAATCAGGTAATGGTACCTGAACATTGGGAGGAATATTATGATAGATGTAATAGGTTTATTTCTCGGGGGCTTCATGCTACTCTTAAGCCTCAGTCTGATCCTACTGCTAGTTTTGTCGTCTCGGGATATACCGAAGAACAAAAGAAAATACTACAGCAGGAATCACAACAACATGAGAAACAAATACGGCTACAAACAGATGATGGAGTAGAATATTGGATTGACCAAGCAGAACGTTTAAATGCTTTTGGCTTTAACAAGTTTAAAGATTGGAATTGTTGGGCTGGTTATCAAAGCTGTATTATACGAGAACCAGGCGGAGAAGTAAAACGTGCATATAGTTGCCATGATGAACCTTTAGGCACGTTAGACGACGGATTTGAGCTGTTTAAAGCACCAATGCCGTGCATAACTCCAACCTGTGTTAGTAGTGCAGATAGTAAAATACCAAAGGAAAGGACGGTAAATAATTAGCATGGACTATAGAGATTTAAGCCAGTATGGCAATCAAGTAGAATTGGAAGTTACAACTGATGCTGAAAAGCTAATAAGTTGGATCGATACCTTCGAATGGCAAAAATACAATCCACGTAAAGATGTTAATCGTTGGGGATTAAGTGTTACAAGTACAGACGGTACCTTTAATGGTATTGATTTAGATAGCTTGTCTGAATACAACAAGGAGCATGGCACAACATGGGGTGAAAAAGATTTCAATGTTCCTACTCCTGTGTTTAACGATCAAATTAAAGAATTATTAGAACCATGGGAAGGCTATTATTACAGAACACATTTTTTAAAGTTCGGTCCAGGAGGATTTTTTCCACCACATAGAGATTGGGACTACTCAGGAGGACAAATTGATACGTTTAGATTAATAATGCCTTTACGTAATGTTAATCCTCCACAGTTTAATTTCATACTTGATGGACAACAGCTACATTGGGACATAGGTAGAATGTATTTCTTGGATACTTTAAAAATGCACTACTTGTTCAACAGCAGTTTTACAGATAGTTACTGGTTAGTTGTAAACGTAGGAATCAACAACGAGAAAACAATAGAAGCAACAATGAGAAAGTTTAATCAAAAGTAATGTATAATCTAACAGACATAAGAGCAATACACTTGGAAGTCACTAGTAGGTGTCAGGCCAAGTGTCCTATGTGTGCTAGAAGATTAAATGGAGGTCCTTTAAATCCTTTTATGGGACTAGATGAAATTAATATTGACAAATTTATGGAATGGTTTGATGTAGACTTTATAAAACAACTAAATCATTTAGGAATGTGTGGTAACTTAGGCGATCCTATAGTTGCAAAGGACACACTACAGATATATGAGTACTTGCGTGAAGCAAATCCTACAATGGGATTGCAAATGCACACCAACGGCAGTGGACGTACAGACAAATGGTGGAAGGAACTTGCAAAATTAAATGTAAATGTTGTGTTTGGCATAGATGGACTAGCAGACACACACGCAAAATATAGAATTAACACAGACTGGAAGAAGATTATACACAATGTTATGACTTTTGTAGATGCAGGAGGAGAAGCACGTTGGGATATGTTGGTATTCAAGCATAACGAACATCAAATTGAAGAATGTAAAACACTATCTAAACGTTTAGGTATGAAACACTTTACAGTTAAGCACACTACACGTTTCAAAGACGGTAAGTTTACTGTGTTAAATGAACAAGGACAACAAATAGATACTTTGTACCCATCAGAGAAAAGCAAAGAGATGACTAGCAAGGTAAAACAAGCATCAGCAGAAACATTACCAACCATAAACTGTAAAGCAGTAAAGGATAGTATGTTATATGTAAGTGCATTAGGAACTGTTACTCCTTGTTGCTGGTTAGATCAACAATTTTTTCCACCGTCGCATGACAATCGTATAGACTATTTGAATAAAATTAAGATATGGCCAAACTTAAACAACACTAGCTTGAAAGATATCTTTGCAAGTGGTTACTTTGACTTGATTGCAGGGTGTTGGAATACTACAGGGCTAAAAGAATGTTCAAAACAATGTGGAAGTTTTGACAAATTAAACGAACAATTCGTGGAGAGATCATGAAAATACTGATAGCAGGATATGGAACAGTAGGAAAAGCACATGAAACATATCTAAAACCTTCCTTTGATGTTGAAATATACGATCCGTGGAAAGGCTATAAAGATATAAGCAATAATGTAAAGGCAGTAATCATATGCACAGCAACACCAAGTCTTGAAAATGGTGCTTGTTTAGTAAATTCTGTGTATGATGTAATAAGCAGAGTACCAAACGTGCCTATACTAATTAAAAGCACAATAAGTTTGGAAGGTTGGAAAGCAATTAAGAAAGACTTTGCTGACCATGACATTACATTTAGTCCGGAGTTCTTAAGAAATAAAACAGCAACAGAAGATTTAGGTAATTCAGAATACTTTATGTTAGCAGAAGGAAACACACAGTTCTGGAGTTCAATACTAGTAAGTGTATTTGGCAAGGTAACAATTAATCTTTACAGTACAGCAGAAGAACTAATACTTGTAAAATATTTCCGCAACAGTTTTCTAGCAAACAAAGTTGCTTTCTTTAATCAAGTTTATGATTTATGTAAAGCTACAGGAGTAGATTACAAAAGTGTTGCTGAAGGTATAGGAAAAGATAAACGCATAGGCCCAAGCCATACAGAAGTTACAGATGAAAGAGGCTTTGGCGGACATTGTTTTCCTAAAGATGTACAAGCAATAATTTATAGTGCAAAACAAAACGGCGTTGACTTAACTTTGTTAAAAGAAGCACTAGAATATAATGAAAGAATTAGATGAAAAAAATAGATTGGAAAAAGGCTTTAAAAGCAGGATGGGAAGAATCTAAAAAGCAACCTTGGATAGATGGTCCAGAGAAATGGGCTTTGTATATTGTTGCAGTATTCTTATTAATTTTTGTTTTGCCTGCGTTGATATGAGATTAATATTAGTAGCAATTTTTATGTGTATTACAGTTTCAGGTAGTAAAGCATTAGATTTAAAACAGTTTTACAAAGAACCTTTAACAGAAACTGATAAGAAAGGTATTATTGCTTTTAATATATTACAAACAATAGATATGTTACAGACTTTAGAAATAGCAAACAATGATGATTACTATGAGAAAAATCCTATACTGGGCAAACACCCAAATGAGTTTCAGGTTATAACTTATTTTATTGCTAGAGGATTTGCACACTATGAAGCAACAAAGATGATACCTGAGAAATATAGATCCATATGGCATACGTATAACATTGTTTATAATTATGATGTTATTAGAGATAATCATAATATAGGAATAAGAATAGGCTTTTAATGAAAATAGGAATAGGCGCTTTAGTTACTGCAATAATGGCACTGGTGGCCTGGATAGTAAAAAGGTTAAAGAAATGAAAATAGATATACATGATATAAAGTTCTGGATGGACGCAATACGCAACAGCGAAGATAAGGAACGCACACTTGAAAGTTTCTGGGACGGTCAGATTAAAAGTAAGCTCTGGCTAATTGAAGCACTTGAAAAACATAAGTCAATAAGAAATGCAGAGTGCGTAATACATGGAGGCTGGAACGGTGTATTAGCTTGTATGATGTTTAACAGTGAACTAGGTATAAAACACATTACTAGTATTGACATAGATCCTAAATGTAAAGAGATTGCTAGTACAATGAATAAACGTTACGAAATGGAAGGCAAGTTCGAAAGTGTTACTGCTGATATGTGTGAGTATGAGTACAAGAGAGAACCTTACTTTGTAATCAATACAAGTTGCGAACATATAACGCAAGAGCAATACGAAAAGTGGTTAGACAAAGTTCCTAGTGGAGCACAAATTATTTTACAAAGTAACAATTACTTTGAATTAGATGAACACGTAAACTGTAGCAAGGATCTCAAAGAGTTTGAATGGAAGTCTAAATTAAACGTAAGTGAAAAAGCAGAATTAGAATTACCTAAGTACAAAAGGTTTATGTTGGTTGGAAGGAAAGAAAAATGAAAGTAAGATTAGGTTGCAGAGGAAGTGAACTATCAATGCACATGGCAGAACTAGTTACTAAAAAACTAGAACAGCTAGATTGTACTGTAGAAATTATTCCAATCAAATCAGATGGAGATATCCATGAAGATAAAGTTATTGCTGACATTGGCGGCAAAGGTGTATTCTGTAGCAAAATAGAAGATGAATTATTTAATGGCAACGTTGATATTGCTGTACACAGCACAAAGGACTTGCCAACTGTTATGCCTAAAGAATTAATACTTGCAGGAGTACTAAAACGTAACGATCCAAGAGACTGTTACATAGGTAAGTTTTTTCCAAATGCAAAGGTAGGTACAGGAAGTCCAAGAAGAATAGCACAACTTAAACTAATCAATGAACACTTAAAAGCAACACATATAAGAGGAAATATTGCAACACGCATAAAGAAGTTGCATAGTGGAGAATATGATGCTATAGTATTGGCAAGAGCCGGATTAGAAATACTAGGATTAGAAAAAATGATTGCACATACATTTGACTTTGATCATATGTTACCAGCAGTTGGACAAGGTGCTATCGCTATACAGACACGTACTATGAGCCCTTACACAGCTCTAGTAAGGCAAATAAACCACTTGGATACCTTTTACTGCATATTAGCAGAACGTACAGCATTGAAGTTCTTAGACGGTGATTGTCATAGTGCAGTAGGTGTACTTGCACAGATAACAGGCGACTGTATGACACTAAAAGCAATTAATTATAACAATATGAAAGACTGTACAGTAACAGGTAAGATATTAGATTACAAACAAATAGGTGAGAAAGTAGGAACAGCAATTAAATGAGTAAAACATTTTGCCCATTACCCTGGATACATTTAGCAACACGACCTAACGGAGAAGTTAGAGTTTGTTGTACTGCTAATGCCAGTGGTGCAGGCATACTAGATGATTTATCAGATGTTAAGACAGCAGGACTTGTTAAGAAAGACGGTATTGCTATGAACCTACGTGACCATACAATAGAAGAAGTATGGAACAGTGAACACATGAGAAGAACAAGACTACAAATGCTCAACGGAGAAATACCTTCTAGTTGCGTAAAATGTTTTAATGAAGAAGCAAAAGGAATGGGTAGCAAACGCCTATGGGAAAGTGCAGAATGGAAAAAACGTGTAGACTTTGATAAACTTATTGCAAGTACAAAGGAAGATGGTTCTGCACCTGTAAGCATTCCTTATTTTGATTTGCGTTTAGGTAACCTATGCCAATTGAAATGTGTTATGTGTAGTCCACATGATAGTTCAAGTTGGATTAAGGAATGGAAACTACAATATCCCAAGTACAAAGACAAAGACTTAATTGCTGACCAAGGTTGGGACGACCAATATGATTATACTTGGTATAAGAAAGGATCTTTTATAGATTCAATGAAACACCAAGCATTTAATATACAAGAGTTATATTTTGCAGGTGGCGAACCTTTACTAATACCAGAGCATTATAAGATATTAGAGTTTATGGTTGAGGAAGGATATGCCAAGGACTGTAACCTAAGATATAATTCAAATGGACTAGAACTACCAGACAAACTATTTAAGTTGTGGGAACACTTTAAGGAAGTACGTTTTAACTTTAGTATTGATGCGTATGGTGAACGTAATGATTACATACGTTATCCTAGTAAGTGGGCAGACGTAGAAAAGAACCTAAGAAGATTAGATGAGAATACAAGAGATAATACAGTAATCAATGTTGCCTGTGCAGTACAATTACTTAATGCAGGTTACATAGATGAACTAGCTGAATGGAAAATGGATCAAGGCTTTAGTAAAATTAATCCATCTATGTTTGGCGGAGGTATTATAGGAACACATTTAGTTTACTTGCCAAGTTATTTAAATGTAAGAGTGTTGCCAGAAGATGCAAAACTTTGGGTTAAAGCTCAAGTAGAAACATTTATTGATAGACAAAAATTTAATTTAGAATTTAACCAACACCCGTTTGGTGCTCAACGTTGGCAAGGTTTAATAAAATATATGATGGCAGAAGATTGGAGTAACAAGCTACCTGCTCTAATAGAATATTTAAAAGTTACCGACGAAAGACGGGGTACAGATTTTAGGAAAACGTTTCCTGAACTAGGAGAATTTATATAATGCGTTACAAAGGATTAATATTAGGACAACAAGACGAAGTAGAAGTAGATACTGAACATTGGAAGTTTGGTATCGTTAGACACGGAGCCAAAGTTGTTGATACTACATTACATTATACAGCATTTCCTTTAGCATACGATGATCACGGTATAATAGATAAAGTATGTGCAAGGTTAAAAGATTATAAACCAGAGCCAGGCGACAACGCATTTAAGGCCTTTGAGCCAACTCTTAATGGACCTCATTTAGAACTAGCAGATAAGTTATACGAAATGAGCAATGGTTACAGACCTGTGTACACACTATCAGGAAGTGATGCTGTTGAGGTAGGAATAAAACTTTCATATGCTTATCATAATAAAAAAGGAAACAAACGTAACAAGATAGTTTCCTTTGATGACGCATATCACGGAGCAACATTACTTACATTATCCTGCGGTGACATAGGATTAGAAGGTGCTTACTACGGCATGAAGCCATACACTGAAGTAATAAAAACATCACCAGATCTAAAAGAAGATATAGACT